GGCAGATGCAATGGTAGTACCCCAGGCAGCTGCATAGTTTGGCACAGTGTCTGCAGAAGGAGTACCGTCATCGTCTGAAGCACGGATATCAGTTTCAGAAGCAGTTTTGCCATCAGTATTTTTTTTATTTCCTATATCTTCTGTGATCAAGAATCTAGTGCCTTGAGGAGCACCAGTTGGATTATATGTGAGTGGATTAATCACAGCATCCACAGCTCTCAATGTGTTGGTTGGCACAGTGTCCGAATCAACTGTAAACAACATGGTGTACTCATCTTGAGGATCAATAGCAATGGTGCCTTCTACATTGACTATGATGTCATCACCGTTTACATTGGTGGTAGATTGTTGCAGTTTGATTTGACTCAACCCACCTCTGACATTTTTAGAATACAATCCTTCCAACTTGGTCCAGTTTACTTTGGCACCATACTGTGATTGGGATTGGAACACTCTGTTGGCTGTGTTAGAAGCGTGTGTTTTTGATGTGGTTGAATTTGAACCCAACAGTGTCATCTTGTTGCCTAATAACAACAGTCCAAACTGTCCGGGTGTGAGTGTTTGTCTTGAAATCAATGATTCGCCAAGGATACCATCTGTGTCCACAGTGCCTGCATCTTCGTCATATATCGACATGATAATTTTTTCTATAACACCAAGACGTTTGAGTTTGGCAGGTGGTGACAACCATATAGGTGTTCTGAATGTCAGTGTTGCCACATCAATTTCATCTGCGATGCCTTGCGGAATTGCTCTAGAAGTAAAGTTCACATTGGTAAGTTCAACAAATGACAGTGATGTCCAATCTAAAAAATTATCTGTGGTTTGCAATTCCAGTGCAGGATTGAATAACACTAGTATCTGTTCAAGTATCTGTAATTTTTGATCTGTGTTGGTAGAAAATATGTCTGCATTAAAAGTCAATTCAAATGGTGTGGGCATGATGCGTTCAATGGTGTGTGACTGTCCTGGTGCACCTGTGTATGACTCTGTGGTGGCATCATATTCACGTTCACGAATACTTTTTTTATCAATGTGATACGGATTCTGCATTCTGTCTCGATCATATCTCAAATCAGTGATGTAACAAGAAATCTGCGGTGCAGGTATCAGTGTGTTTTCAGAACCTTTTCTTATAATCTGTGCTACCTGTCTAGACATGTCTCCATACTTGACTGGAATTTGCAGAGTTTCTGCCACACCTTTGGAATTTTTTCCTGTCACGTAGGTAAAGTTGGACATCATTCTAATAAACTGTAGAATGTATCTTCTTATCTGTGCATCATAAAAATGTTGCATTAGTTATCCGCCTTTGGTTTAAGCAGTTGTGACAGTGCAACTCTTTCAGGAGTTGTGGTGCCATCATCCAGAGTGGTTTGATTTGAATTGTTGATAAATCCTGTTTTTTGAGTTTCACGCACCTGTCTCCAATATGAGGTCGAACCTTCTGCACCAGGACGTACTCCTGTGGAAGGATTTTTTGCCACATACAATTCATCACCAAAGTTAACCATGTCATTGGCCACATATGCTGTGCTGTCTGACCATGTGCCTCGGGATGTTGTGCCTTGTGAACTTGTGTTGGTCATATTCATTCTTACTCCATCTTCTATTTTCACAAACCTTCTGCCATCAAACCTAAACAGTCTGTTTGGTGCATAATCTGTTCGAAGAAAAAACATTCCCTGTGTAGGATTAGCAGGAAATGATGTACCAAATGAATATGTTTCACCGTTGGCAGGAATAGCATCTCCTGTGAGATATCCTTCAATGTAACCATTAGCGGATGGTGTGTCATACACAGCATCAACATTTATATGGCCTGAATCTGTGAGCATGTTTTCGTCTACTGTCACAAGTGCTACTCGGCCTTCTTCATCAGTCGGCATCACGTGTAACTGTTTGGTGTTATAACCACTCTGTGGTGCTTCTGCTTCTGCTTGATTAATGATTGCTTCGTTGATTTCTAATTCTTTGTCACGAGATTTCAGTGATGTATTTTCTGTTTTGTCTCCCAATATATCTCTGTACTCTTGTGCGTCTGTGATTCCTTTGACTCTGACTCTGTACAGATGTGGCCACCATGTTCTTGAAAAACCTTCTGCCGCTCTGCCAACATCTTCTACCACATAATATCTTTTGAGAGATTCTGTGTCCGTAGTATCCAGTGAATAGTCATCTACAAGGTGTGGTAATTCAATCACGTCGCCTGCCATGATTTTTCTGCCCAATGCTTCCACAATATCACGGATATGAAAAGTCATAAACAGTTGATCATTTTGTAGAAATAATCCAAACTGTGAAAGGTCAAAGTCAATGTCTGCCACATTGTAGATCACTCTAGTGTGGTACACATCAGGGTCATACTTGCGATCTCTGTTTTCTAAAAACAGCATGTCTTGGATGGCTAATTCGTTGAGTGAATCGCCTGATCGCTGTGGTTGAGTGGCATCATTGGTTTCGCCTTGATCGTTGGGTGAAATATACTTGTGGATATAGGCGTCTGTGCCACCCACTTGAAACATTTCTCCTACATTGCGATCAATGAAATTGAAATCATTGCCTTTTTCAGGTTTATATAACGACAGTCTTGGCATTTAACATATTTATGGTACTATAAATACACACATGCCAGACACAGGACTTTCTTCTACTACAGACGCTCAAATCAATGCCGCCAAACAAGAAATCTTTGATTATGTGAGATTGAGACTGGGTGATGGCATGATTGAAGTTGAACTTGATCCTGCACATTATCAAATGGCATTTACCACAGCGGTGGACAAGTTTCGTCAGAGATCATCAAACTCTGTGGAAGAATCATATGGATTCCTTGAACTGCAAGAAAATCAATCACAGTACACACTGCCTGCAGAAGTAATCAATGTTACAAAAATTTACAGACGCACAGTTGGTGGTGCTTCATCATCAGAAGGTGGCACTGCTTTTGATCCTTTTGAATTGGCCTACACCAATGTGTATCTACTGCAAACAGGCAGAATCGGCGGACTGGCCACATACGATATGTTTGCTGGTTATCAAGAATTGGTGGCTCGTATGTTTGGTGGTTTCATCAACTTCAAATGGGATCAACCCACAAGAAGATTGAACATCTTTAGAAGGCAGAGATCCAGAGAAACTGTGCTGATTGAACAGTACAACTATCGTCCAGACTTTATATTACTGTCAGACATCTATGCAAAACCATGGATCAGAGAATACACATTGGCTGTGTGTAAATTTACACTAGGCGAGGCTCGTTCAAAATTCCAAACCATTGCAGGTCCACAGGGTGGCGGTGCACTGAATGGCGATGCTCTTAAAAATGAAGGCATGAATGAAATGCAGAAGTTGGAACAAGAAATTGGCAACTATGCAGAAGGTGGCACACCTTTGTCATTTACAATCGGCTAATTTTTTCGTATAATAATTTACATGTATGTGGTAGGCATCTGCGGACTGATAGGATCAGGCAAAGGCACTGTGGCAGACATCCTAGTTCAGGAATACGGATTTAAAAAACTTTCATTTGCAGACAAACTCAAAGATGCTGTGGCAGAAATGTTTAATTGGCCTAGAGATTTGCTAGAAGGGGATACAGACCAAGGACGTGAATGGCGAGAAACACCTGACACATTTTGGTCTCGAGAACTAGACAGAGATATTACACCCAGATATGTGTTACAAGTGTTTGGCACAGAATGTATGCGTCAAGGTTTTTATGACGGTATTTGGGTCAGTTTGGTCAAACAAAAAATTTTACAGAACCCAACCACTAATTGGGTGATACCTGATACTCGTTTCCCCAACGAAGTTGATATGATCAAAAAGATAGGTGGCACTGTGTGGCGGGTCAAACGTGGCGACAATCCTGAATGGTTTGATTTATACAAAGATCAAGGTATTCCGCCCACAGATATTCACCCTTCAGAATGGGCATGGGCTCACACCAATTTTAATTTTAAAATATTAAACAATGATTCAGTGGAAAAATTAAAGTCGAAAGTGCACCGTGCTATTGACGATCTACAGTCAAATCACCTTGGCGCCACCCGGACTTTTTAGCATGCATCAGTCTGTTGCAGTTGGCACACACAGTCTTTAGATTACTGGTATTGTTGTTATTCATATTAGAATCAATATAGTATACATCTAGCTGATAAGGATGCTGTGCTGTGAATCCACACATTTCACAGGATTTCTTTTTGGAATATCCTGCTCGTTGCCATGCTGGTGTTGAAATAGTTGATGTGTTGGAACTTCTTATACAAGCATCACATTTTTTTCTGTAGTAAATTTTATCCCCACGTCTGTAATTGTAGGCAGCTGGCTTGCTGTTACATTGTTGACACAGTGGTCGTTTATTTCCGTTGCCATTATACACGCATATATTTATGCATACCTTTTCGGCGCTCTTTAAAATGATTGTATAAATCAGCCCAGATGTGGTAAATATTTCTAACAAGGAGTAAAAGACAAATGGCTTTAATATCACCAGGAGTAGAGGTTACCGTAGTAGATGAATCATTCTATGTGCCCGGTATCCCAGGAGCAGTACCATTAGTAGTGGTAGCTACTTCCGAAAACAAAACATCAGGCACAGGAACAGGCACTGCCTCTGGCACCCTGCCCGCAAACGCAAATCAAATTTTTCTAGTTTCATCACAGAGAGAATTAACTCAAACCTTTGGTACACCTAAATTCTATACAGATGCATCAGGTACACCTATCCAAGGTCATGAGTTGAATGAATACGGTCTCCAAGCCGCTTACTCCTTCTTGGGCATCGCAAACAGAGCTTTTGTGATCAGAGCAAACATTGACACAGCAGAATTATCCGGTTCAGCAGATGCACCTGGTGGCACACCTAATGACGGATTTTACTGGCTGGATCTTGCTTCATCAACATGGGGCATCAAAGAATGGAATTCATCAACACAAGCATTCACTGTGAAGACACCAATCTACATCACTTCAACAGATGATGTGACAGGTTCTGCACCAAAGACCACAAAAGGTTCAATTGGTGATTATGCTGTGGTGGCAACAAATCCATTCAATAGATTATACTACAAAACTCGTTCAAACACTTGGGTACAGGTTGGTTCAGCTTCATCAGCAACCAAAGATGCTTCATGGTCATCTTCACATCCAATTGTGAAAGGTACTGTGACCAATCCAACAGT